CCAAGGAACAGTTCCGCTTGTGATTGTCAACGCTGTGGCCGCGAAGTTATGCGCTCTGGTGTACTGCTGGGCAGTGTTTAGAACTGCAACCCTAGTTCCAACTGTTGCCGATCCTGTGCTAATCGTTACATCGCCAGTAAGAGTTGTTGTGAAATTACCAATCGTGCCAGTGGTTGAATTGAGTGTTCCAATCGTTCCGGTTGTAGAATTAAATGTTCCAATCGTTCCGGAGGTAGCAATTACAGATGTAGAATTTGTTGTTCCAGAAGATAGATTGGTGATTGTTCCAAGCGTTGAAGTTGTCGTTCCGGCAGTAAGGTTTGGGATTGTTCCAGTAGTGATAGTACCAGTTGTGCTGATCGTACGATTTGCTGAGACTGTCCCGGCTGTTAAAACGTTTGACAGATTCGCATTTACATACGTCCCGCCAGTGAGTGCATCTTCAAACAGATTGTAAACTGTCGTTCGGTTCGCAGCTACCTGGGGGCTCCCTATCGATGACGAGTCTGCGACAAGTAATAGATCTGCAGTGCCTACAGTTGTCTTTTCTTCTTGGGTCGAGATTAGCCCGGCGTAAATATTGGTATCGTCAATAAGGTTGTGCAAACCCGCGGCCGTGACCGTGCCGTTGGTTAGGAAGTCGAAATTGCGATCGAGTACGTTTGCCATATTAAGTCGTAAACCTCATTGCGGTTGCGAAGATTGTTCCTGCAGGAATTGTCCCGGAGGTTGCCCCTTTGCTGTTGATCACATATCTTACAATGTTTGACGCTATAGGGAAAAAGCTGGTTTCGATCTGTGTTGTTCCTGTTGTTGATCCGAGCGAATTGATTGATCCGATAACTATGTCCCCCAGCTCGGCTCCGGTGAGCAAGAATGTTCCGTTTGTCGTGTCTGCCGTATTGTGCGCCGCAACAATAGCGGAGCCAAAGGATGCCGTAGCATACGAAACCTTGGTTATGTTCGGACCAGTAGCTCCAATCTCTAGGGTTCCGACTGTGGCAATCCCGGTATTGTTAATCGTCGTGGAGGCAATCGTTCCGATCGTTGCCGTCCCGGTAGAAATGGTAACGTTGGTTCCAAATGTTACCGGGCCAAGCTGAAGAGGGATCGTGGCAGTGCTAATAGTCGCAGTACTGATTGTAGCTGTGCTGATCGTGGCAGTACTGATCGTAGCAGTGCTGATGCTGGCAGTAGCGATCGTTGTCGTCCCTGTGGAAAGAGTAGTATTGGAGCCAAACGTGACCGGGCCCAGGAACGTGGAGGCTCCGTCCACCGCAAGCGTCCCGGTGCTCTTGACCCCTGTGGTGCATATCTGTAGGGCTGAAACTCCAGCCTCGTCGCCACTAGAAACGGCTCGCATGGTTGCGTCGACAATGTTGCTACCAAACGTCTTTAGGAGTTGGGTATAGCTTGTGCTAATTGTCTGTGTGCCAAGTGTAGCCATTAGTGGTTTATCCTGTTTTTAACTAGGTCCCAGGCAACGGAAAACAGTAGCCCGGCGACCCCAGCAATTGCGAATATCCTGGAACGTAGGTGCTCCAGGGCAGAAACTCTATTTACCACATCTGCGTAGTTTGACAAGCTGGTCTCGACCATTTGGTAAAGTTGGACCTGGCGCTCTTCCATTCGGGCCAATTTGACCTCTATGCTCCAGACCTGGTCTTCACTCATTGCGAGACTCCAGGTACTTGAGACTGACCGCAAGATGTACGACCGCACCGACGACCTCGTCCCGGTCCCTTCCGTCGTCTACCATCCTTTTGATTGATCTGTTGACTGACAGGAGGTGCTTTACTGCTCCAATATACTTCGTCCCACTGGCAATCCTGTTGTTGTCGTCGGCACACTTCATTGCCTCCTTGAAACAGGCGTAATCTTTTGCCGTCAGCAATAAACGCAAACCCATGACTGTGATCCATGTGGCGATGCGTTTCATTTGACATTACCAGCGTCCGTGGCTGCTCCCATATCAGAATAACGAGGCAGTACATTGTTATCCGCTGGCTTTGGCGAGCAGGAGCAGAGCAAGAGGGTGATGATGAGGAGGGGCATTTTAAGTTTTTAGGAAAATTGCAACAAAACCGTCTCCAAATACATTATACGAGAAACTTGATGAAGTGTAATCAGAAGCCAATCCAACATTATCCCCAGCTATAAAGTATGGAACTGATGATCCATAAAAATTAGTTGTCGGACTTGCTGGCCACCCATTTGCTATTGATGAAAAGAACGCATTTTCCCTTCCAGTGCCTTCCATCGCCCTTACGACTGTGTTGTTGTTAGATACTGTCGGCTTAACCTTAATTCCAACAAAAGAAATTCCAGCAGGCATTATAAATGCTGGAGAAAATGTTGATGTCTTAACGCCAGTTGTCGTTGGGTCTATGCCAGTTTTCAGAGAATCTGCTACCCTTGTAGTCGGCAATCCACTGGTGCTACTGCAATTATATAAAGCTACCTCCATTGTGGGCGTTCCAGTAGCCCCTGATGCGGTTGTTACCTGAAAGACAATTTCAGAAATACTGCGATTTGCATTTGAATAAACAGGAACAAAATAAACATAAAATGAATTGAGCGTCTTTGTGCTGCCTGCTCCGCCGTAGGCAACCAGTGGGCCGATATAGCGATCAGATGGAACTTGCAGTTTGTTAAATAGAGGGCCGCCAAACGTGCCGTCCCCTTGAAGATATTTGCCTTGATCGCCTGCTGCGGGTGATGGCACAAAGCCAACTCCACCAGCTTGCGTGGATGTTGCTGGTGCAAATGTTCCTCTGAATAAAGGCATCGCCTACTCCTAACTGAGTGTGGTCACTTCAGCCGTTCCAGCCGTTGCAAAAATACCGCCAATCAATCCAGTGTAGTTAAATGGAACTTCGTAGTAATCTCCAGCACTTAGCCTTGTCGTGAAATTAGACGTACTTGCTGTTCCTGTGCCTAATAGAACGTGGAGGTTGCCTGGGCCAGAATTGAATATCGTGCATCCAAGCCTACCAGTGCTGGCCGTTGCAATCGTGCCGTAGCTGGTTGAAGTGAAGTCGGTAGAGCCAGTTCCGCCAGTTGTGGCGTTGGGGATGCGCACGCCATCAGCAACGTCGGCCTGGAGCGTTGTGAGCAGTGCCTCAATGTCAGTTAAGTTGGCATTGATAGACACGGTCCCGCCAGTAAGCGGACCAAGGCTAGAGATAATCTCCTCTATCTGGCGGCCCATGATTTACTCCTTACGGAAGGTCTTTGTACAGCGCAAACGGTCCACCACTAACATATATAACGCGCGTGATGTCGCCAAGAACTGACGACCCATGCCATAATGATACGTTCGTGTATGACGTCCCGCTTACTGTAAGACTGATCGTCCCGGTTGTTAAGGCTACGACTCCATCAAAGTTTCCGTCACTTGTTCCAGTGGTGGAAATGATAGCAGTCCCGGCCTCGCCTAAGACGAGTCGAGATGATACGCGCGACATACAGTTTAGCTGTAGACCGGAATCTTGTACGAGGTGCCGTTGAGCTTAACGGTAATTCCCAGGGTCGAAGTACCAGAAACAAATGTTCCGGTAGTTGCAGTTGTGGTGAATTCCATTGCGGTAGCTTCTGTTCCAGAATTAATCCGAACAGGCTTGCCTTTTGCTTTCAATTCGCGGCGAATGTTGATTTGACTCATAGATCTAATTTCCTATGTTTTGCCCAAACTTGTTTGATTGTATCGGCTTTATGTCTTGGGCGGAACCTTGAGCCGAGTTTTTGTTCTAACGCTTGATAACCTTTTAGAATGTTGCGACCGTCCATGGCCGCTGGATGATATGCTGGTTCTGAACCACAATTAACAAGTCTGAAGCTAGAGGGAAAGTTGCGTCTTTTTAGCTTACTTGGGACGTTGTCCCTTTCGTCTACTGGACGCTCGAGCGTTACAACGCCCCCTGTATCCCTGTCTTCGTACTCGTAGAGTGGCATCAGTCTTCCATCATTTCCCCGCCGTCCATCTTGACGGCTTCATTCCGAAGACGTTCTCCCTCGCTTTCAGCTTTAGGATTTTCTTTTTCAATCTCTCCCTCTGCTTCGCTAACGCGAACGACGGCAACGCCTTCTTTGATTTCAACAACTTCTCCGGTCAATTCAACCATGTCGCCGATTGCAGGCTCGGCCTGTTCGGTCTCTTGCAAGATGGTTAGATTTTCGATCGGAATATTTACCATGTTAGCCATTTTTGACCCCTTGCTTTTAGGCTCGGGCCCGGGGAGATTTTTGCCTCCCCGAGCCTTCGCTTCGGGCCCGATCATTAATACGATCGCGCCCATTTAATTAGCTGACTTCAGAACGACTAAACACGACTCGGTAGAACGCTCCGTTCAACTGAACCGCGGTGTAGTACGTTTTGACAGCGACCGAGGTCACCAAATCCAGAGGGTCGGACTTGTCCGGACCTTCTGCAATTAGGACCTTGGGGCTATAGGGCGAGTCGCCTGTGAGGCTGGGTACGCCGAATGCCTGGTCACCGAGCACAATGTTCGCCAAGAAAGGCGCAGTGCTGGAGTTGTAGGACGCAGCTGCAGTTCCAGAGATGGCATTAGCAGAAGCAGAACCGAAGGACAGAATGTTGTGCGACAACAGAGTCTTCACTCCGTAGTACGTTCCAACTTCGCCTTTCAGCAAGCTGTCTGCGCCAGAGTAACGATGAGCCTGGATATAGTCGTCATCGTTAAGGATCGAGCGAGCAGTACGAGGATCTGCAACCAGGACGTATCCGCCTTTGATTGTAGGAGCCTTGTCAACTCGGAGAGCAGTCACGGAATCGAGCAAGTCGAGTGCCGTGAAGGCCGAGTTGGCTGCAGTCGCGGCGATGAATGCCGTCGAGTTGCTGTTCTGCGCGTAGCGAACCGAGGTCGACAGGGTGCCAGTTCCGGAGGTAGTTCCAGTCGTTAGCACACGGTGCACCAATGTGTCGGCATGCAACGCATGATCTTCCGCCAATTGAGTCGTGGCCTGTGCCATGGAATCAAACAAGTTTGTGGCTTGCAAGATATCAGACAGCTTGACCAAGCTGGCAAACTGTTGCAATGATGCCTGTACAGTCGACAGGGTCAACTGACGTTCGTTCGATCCAGGGTTTGTGCCTTCTGAGGTTACTTCGATGATCGAGCTAATGCTCGGGTTGTCGTATCTAAAAAAGCGAATCTGCTTGTTTCCGTTTTTCCGGGGAAGAGCCGCTTTCATTCCGAATTGTTCCATCTGAAGGATGGGCAATTGACGTTGGAGCAACTCTTTCGAGAAGTACTCCTGGTAGGCCGCTGCGAGCGAGCCAGAGGTTACTAGTGCCATATAATTTTATCTCCTGTTGTCTAAACCTTAATTAGCGTCGTCAAATTCTACCGCCATTCGGCGAAGTTCGGCACCCTGTTCTGCAGTGGATAAATCCTTAAACTGCTTCTTGGGCGCCAAGGTTGACGGTGAACCAACTCCAGGTTGTAAACGTTTTTTGAACTCCGCATTTTCTTTGCGGAGCTTTTCGACTTCATCTGCTAATCCGGTTGAGTTATCCGTTTTCAGAGCAAGCTGTGCAATCTCGACCGCATCGACGATGCCGTCAGGATACTGGCGAAGGACTGCTTTCGAGTTAAGTAGTTCTGCTACTTTTTTATGCAGGCTTGAATTTGAATCCTTCAGATCTGGATGCTTATCAACCAATCTGTTCAGATTCTCGTTCCAAGCCTTCTCGCCCATCTCCTTAACTTTTCTCTCTTGAGATTGTATTTCGTACTTCTCAACCTCTTGAGCTCTCTTATCGGCCTGCTCGGCTAGATCTTCTCGACCCTCTTCCCGGAACTGCTTCGCAGCGTTTCGGTAGTCGGTCGCGTCGAACTTGCCTGCTGGTCTCTCCTGGTCTGCCTTCCGTGCCTCTTCACGTTCGCGCATGAATTCCTGGCGCTCACGTTCCAAGCGTTCCTTTTCGGCCTTAGATTCCGCCTTAGCTTGCTGAATGGCATCCCATTCTTTCTGCTGACGGTTCTTTAGCTTCTCGTACTTGCTGGGTTCCTTGGCCTTGTCGGATGACTCAACCGGACTCTCAGACTCTGTCGTTGTTAAAGAACTATCACCTTTTTGATCCACGACTTCGGTCGTAGAAGGCGAATTTTCTGTTTTAGGTTCTGTCGTCGACGTGGGATTCGACTCGGTATTCTCCACTGGTTCCGACGTTGGTGCCGTCTCCGGTTTTGCTTCCACTCTATCTGGAGGGATAATCCCATCCTCAATCATGGCTGCTCTTCGTAGCGACTCCGCTGTCAGTTCTATTCCATCACCCATGCTAACCCCTTTACTCCAGCCCCGAGACGGTTAACGATCCCGGGCGGGATTGTGACTAGTCTATGTACTCCGCGGGTAACCTCTAGTCGTCTGCCCCTCCCGCGGGATGAGTGGCATCAATTCCAAGGGAATCGATAACTGCCACTGCAGATCTGAAGCCTATTGCGAATCCACATGCTGTCAAGTCGCCTTTTTGAACTGCGCTAGAATCCTGTCGAATTGTCATGTTTCTTAGGATCGCCGCGAACCGGACCCCATGTTCTGATCTCATGAAACTTCCTAGGGCCCTGGCGTCGTCCCCGGTCCATTCCGGCTCGTCGACCCACTTGGTAAAGCGTATAAAGTTTAAGATTGCCCTTAGTCTTGTCATAGAATGCTTTCCGTCGAAAAACACAAGTTGTACACGTTCTCAAACTTGGGCTCCTCGTCCATTGGTAGTTCTTTTGGCTCCTGACCTTCAATCAACCAACATCTGTATCCAATCTTTCCCATGACCTCCCGAACGTCGCGATAGCTGTGCCCCATTTGAGCCAACCCAAAATTGTTTATCTCAAGCGCAACAATTGGCATATTTTTTTTAAGGAGATCTATCATTCCGTTCAGTCCCAGGACCTCGGCCCCCTCAATGTCCATCTTGATGAAATCCACTTTCCCGAATGAGTCGTAATGATCCAGGGCTATTGAATAGGAAACCATCTTTTGTGGCGAGACCCTGCTCTTCTCATTAAAACTATGCTTCCCACAATCCCATAGAGAATGCCCACCGTCGTTATCCTGGTTAAGCCAAAACTGCACAGGGCCGGAGTCGTTTGAGATTGCCCAATTGTGAGGTCTTATGTTTCTAAAATTGTTTAATCCGGCATTCATTACCAGCATGGAATAGTTGTCCGGGTTCATTTCAAAGGAGTAAACTTCCCCATCCTCTCCGACCAGCTTTGCTGCGATCATGCTGAAGAACCCGACGTGGGCTCCGGCATCAATAAACGTGTCTCCGCGCTTTAGCTTTCTAAGAATGAGCGCGAACAGCGCGCCCTCGTATGCGATG